CTAGATGTGGGCTACTATATCAGATTTTGGCTTATACTCTTCAACTTTCTGTTTAACGTATGAAGAGTACCAAAATACATCTGTTTTACTTACGCGAATGGGTTGTTTGATTTTTCCAGAATTTACCCACTCATAGAATTTATCCTTCTGGATCGATAGAAGGTACATAAATTCTTTTGCACGTACACGACGATCAATCTCCATTCACCCCTCCTTACTTTCCGCTTTAACTTCTATCTTGATGCCTTCATATGTGCCATCTCCACCACAATACAGACAGTGTGTATATATGCCTAAACCATCCCCATCAGGACTAAAGTTTTCAGGTAATGAAACATTTATAAATTCAGTACCGCCAATTGGCTCCGTATGAATATGAGGGGCAAGACCGTAATAAGGGAAAATGCATTCACCGTTCCCGTCATCACAAAAATCACATGTTTTAACTTTTAATCCACTCATCCTTTAGTTCCTCAACTCATTACGTTCTTTCTTCAATTGACGCAAAAGGTTGTGAAGAGTAACGGTTACAGCTTTATCTAGACTTTTGGTTGAATGAAACTCTGCTAGTTGAGAAAGCGCTAAACCAAAAATGTGGTATGCAAACACCTTTGCAGCCTCCGGATTATTTTTGAGAAGCCCCTCAGTACTAGGGCAAATAACTTCTTTAAAAATATGAATTGCTACCTGATCGGGAGTGCCTTCAATTCTGCTAGGGTTTAAATTAACTTCTCCAATAACTTTGCTCATACCGCAGCTCCTGATTCTTTATCTACTAATGCACTGTAAACATCTTTAGCTTCTTTAAGAGTAAGGAACTCTGGACCTGAACCAACAGGCCCTAAGCAGACACAAGCCATTGCCATTATAGTTTTGCGATTTGGTTCCTTTGGAATTAGTAGATGAGTCTCTGGCACCGCCTGAGCTTTGGCTTTTTCTAGCTCTGCATCACGATGCTTTGCACATCTAAGCCAAGCATCCCAACGTCTATTCATGTTGCTTATTTCTTTCTGAGCAATTTCAGAAGGATTGTTTGATCTAGTCATAAACAGTTCATGCTTATTACTAAAAATAATGTCTCTTCTTCCTTTGTAATATTGGAAGGTATTCAGAAAAGCCTCTCTTTCCTTATTCAAATCTGTCATGCTGCTGTCCTCACCAAACTAAAAATGCGATTACTTCTGTTCCTTCATCTTTAGAAGCAACATGTTTATATTCCTGATAGTAGGATGATGTTGAGATCATCCCCGTATCCTCATTAATCCACTCTCGGTTTCTCTGAGCACAGTCACTATCAAGCTCAACCTCATTCAAGTTATTAATAAATTGCTCTTTTGTTTCATCTTGGCATTCTTCAGTTGAGCCATAGTTTTCGACGAAATAGTTGTAGACATCTTCTTTTGATTTAGCTGCATAAACAGCTTCATCAGGATTTGTGAAAATCTTATATCCGTTTATTTCCAAGTCGTTCATGCTGCCACCTTATCCTTGTTGCTGTATTGCTTGATTTACTGCATTGATGTCATTTGAAGGAGCTTTTTTACCTTCTGACAATTCTTGCTCGTTTTTCTCAGCCATAACGGTTTGCCATGTGGTTTCACCATTTTTGATTGCTCCAAATACAGCGCGCAATTCGTCAATTTGAGCAGGTGAGCACTGATCGAGAGGGCAGCCGATATAATCAACAAGGTTCTGCGCTTTAACGCCAATGTTGTTGAATGAATCCACAATTTGCTTGCGGTACTTCTCTGGATCTTCTTTGATGCCACTTTGACGAGTTTGCAGAATTAAATGCTCTGCTTCATCCTGTAAATCACCCGGAATGATACGTAGCCCAGCATTACGAATTGCCTTAGAAATTGCCGCATTTCGCTTGTTAAGCATTTCATCTTCTGTAGCAACGACTACAAAAACTTTCTGACCGGAACTGTTTAAACGCTCACTTACTACTTCACGGCCTGCGCTAGATTTACGCTCAACGGTTTTGTTAATCTTGATGTCTTGAGGGTAGGTAGTATTCGACTCTAGATCAGTGACAGAAACACGATGGATCTCTTTGTGATCATCTTCAAAGATCATGGTTGTTTCGGTAAGGATGTTTGTCATGCAGCGAATTGCTACTTCAACAAAGCGGATACCTAAGCCAGTTACGGAAGAACCGCCACCAACAGGTTTTTTGTAATAGGTGGACGTATTATCTGCAAATGATGGACGACGGCATTCCTTTAAAAGGTCTTGACGCACAGCATCCCAATTTCTAGGACGATGCATAGCCATCATATAACGTGCTTCAACTTGAGCCTTTGCTTGTGCTGCAAGTACGTTTGCTGCTGTTTCAGCTTGAGGAACAATGCCTTGATTTAATGTTGCAAGCATATTCATTGTTATTCTCCTAGAAATTCTTTCTTAGCCCATAAAGGCAAATCAATTGGTTGAATCTGTTTTGTGTAGCCTTGCCACTCATTTGACTCTTTGCATTGCAGTAGAGTTAGCATTGCAGATCGGCGTTTCTGCTCACCAATAAACAGCATTTCATCTGATGCGTAATAGATGATTGACTCATGCGGATCGTCTTCTTCTACTGCAAAAAATAGGAAAGAAGGGTTGTATTCATCACCGTAATAAGCCTTGTATCCATTGATATACATAGCTGCTGAAAGTGAGTAGTCATAGTTTTGGCAACTTCTTGAAAATGCATTCGCACGCGCATCCGTTGTCTTTTTGATGTCTACAATTAACCCGTTAGGGAAATATTCACTTGTTTCAGGTGCTACATGCCAATCAGGGCGAATACGACATTCAAGACCTGTTTCTTCATCATCAAAAAAGATCGAAGCTTCACGAATACCACCTGATAAAATCATGTTGTACATAGGGTGGCGTTTCATTGCTTCCGCAGCTTTCGCGGCTGCTTGATATTGTTCTTCGGTAATGATTGCCTTGTTTGCATTGTTCTGTAAGAACTTTGCTATTGCTTCTTTACCTACATTTGTTCGCTTATTAACGATTGGTTCGATTGCAACTTCATCGTTAAAAACTTCTGGTTCAAGGAATAGAACATGAACCGCAGTACCAAGTGCCATTGCAGGAGTCTGCTTGTGTTCCTTACCACTCATGTGCTCAGCAAAGAAGTGTGCAGGAGAGCGCAGAATGGTTTTAAGCTGTGAGCTACTAACAGCCGAATGAGCGTGATACGCTGCATTCGACATGTTATGTACCAAAACTGGCGCATTCATAATCTTCTCCTAATTCTTTTTTAAATCTTTCATGGCTTTGAAGTAGTCACTTGGATTGTTTAACTTTCTTGTATAAACAAACTTATGCTCAGGACAACCACACTCGTCTTCGGTTCCTGGTATAGCGACATAGTCAACAGTTTCAGCGAACACAACTTTTTTTAAGTAATCCCAAGCTGTCTCTTCTTCCCACTCAGGTTCCTCGTATCCACTAGTCCACCCAACCATATCGGTGCCTTTCCATGGATGAATGTAGCTCTGAGTTAATTCAATAAAACCGTTGCCATCTTTTGCTTTGGTTTTAATATCCTGCTTGTAAAACAACTCATTATGTTTTGAGCGTGACCGTTTCCAGTGTTTACGATCATGTCCGCCAGTGTGCGTAAAGTTGTCGCCATGTTCAGCTTTGAATAAGCAATCCTTTTTCCAACGATCTTTCTCAATAAAAGGAACAGCACGCTTTGAGAGCTTTTTGAGTATTCGTAAATTCATCACCCACCTCTCAACTCATTTCTAATTTCTGCTAATCTTTTTAACGTTTCACTTAAGTAGGCGATTTTTGTCTTAATAGAAAACTGATCACCTAGCTCTAATTGGATTTGTTCAGTACCTCGGCCCACATAACGCAAGTGAATCCAATTGCCGCCATCAGTGATGACTGTATCTTTCTCACTAGAAAGTGGGAGCAGGGCATTTACAGAATCTTTAATAAGAGCTTGAAGTCTTGATACTTCGATAATTTCAGGATGTGCATTCATGACATTCACCATGGAGCGCTTAAATGCGCTCTCTAATCCCTGATTCGATAAGATCTTTAATCTCAACTACATCCAAACGATCAACGTAAGCCAATACCTCGCCATCTTCGTCATAAACGCGAATGTCTTTAATCTCGTTAATTTCAACTTCACGCCAAGCTTGATAGCCGTTGCCATCAATTGAGTACTGAGCATCAAAATCAACTTCTAATGTGAACTTTTCATTTGCAGTTTGAAGTACTGCTTGTTCATTTTCAGGGTCGATTGATTCAACTTTGAAAGGAGCTGCAACCGTTACAGGTTCTTTGTTAGCTGGGGTAAATGCATAAGCAGCAGTTAGAGCACTAACTACTCCTACGAATCCCATGGATTTGACTATGTTGGCTTTTATATTCATACTTATCTCCGCATTTGATGCAAACCGCCTAGTCTTCGAACCCTATGGCGGTTTTTGTGTTTACGAGGTTTAGTTTAGTAAACTAAACAAAATGAGTCAATGCATTTGTTCAGTAAAATGAACTTTTTTTGAATTATTTTTATATTTAGGATTTAATAGACAAAAGAAAACCCATCACAGGGATGGGTTATTTGGAGTTTATTATGATGACAGGAACAATAAAAAATTCATCACCACCATTAGTTATTGAGTCGATTGAAGCAGAAGGAACGGTTTGGATGTTGTCTTTTAATGGGTCGAATCCAGATGAAAATGACGCTATTGAATTGACCAAAGAACAGTGTTTTTGGTTATTCGATAAAATTATGAATATTGACCCCAATCTCTTTTATAAAACCAAGGAGATTTGCTGATGTTCCAGGTGATAAACTCACTGGGACAAAATTCCTCATCAATTACTTCTATATTTGATATTTGATTAGGCAATAGGCTCAAGGTATGAACCCTTGAATCACTTTCATAATCCCATAAATGAAATCGATCATCTTTATTGTGCGCTCGTCTACTTGGGCCAAAATCCATAGGGGCGCATTTTCTAACTAATTCTCGATTATCTTCTTTTGAAAAAAAAGATAGTTTTACTTTCTTTTTTGAATCAATTGCTTGTTTAAAAACATTTTCTAATGTCATTTTATTCTCCACCCGATCCAAGAGCCGCTCGGTATGCGGCTTTTAAAAATTTTAGTCATCATCGCCAAATAGGTAGTCCATAGGGCTTCCTTTTTCATATTTTTGTTTTGGATTCAATTTAGCCTCGTGTTCATCACGTATTTTTTTAAAATTGTGTTGTCTTACCATTAGGAATAATTTTAGGGCTTCGTATTTATTTTTTTGGAAATTTTTGTATTCCCATAATAGGTAAAATGAACTAGATATAAATATTATAAAAGAGGTTACAAGTAGATTTGCTTGGCTTGAACTAAGATACTTCTGATCAAATGCTGCGTAAATAACAACTATAAATTGCATCAATGTAATAAGTGAGATGAATATTAATATCCCTCTAATCCAGTCAGACCTGCTTTCCAGCTTATCCAAGTAGTATTTAAGGTTGCGCTCATGAAAATCTATATCATGAACTTTATGAGTTTCATTGTAATATAATTTTAAATCATTGATTTTATTTAATTCTGATGTGATGTATCTGCTAGCTCTTCCATAGTATTTTTCAGTTTTCATAGCCCATAAAAATATATAGCTCATCTTACCACCATGTATTTATCTAAATTTTTTAATACAGCCAATCATGAGTTCAAATTATTTTAATATCGTAAAATTACCAACTTTCTAAACTAGATATTTGCCAAACCCAACCAATAATTTCTAATTGCTGATCAATTATTTCTTGGGCATTTAAATGTATCTCTGGGAACTCTGTAGAGTTATCAGAAACAATACGCACACCACCCAAAGGCAGGTTGTAGAGTCGTTTGCAGTAAAAAAGCCCACCAAGACAAATAGCGAAAATTTTCCCGTCTTTTATATTCCTTCTTCCGAGATCAACATGGATTGTGTCGCCATCTTTAATGGTTGGACTCATTGAATCACCAATTGCTGTCGCTGCTACAGCATTCTCTTTCATAATCGATAAGTTTCGCAGTGTTGCTTTAGACATTCGCAATTTGCGTGTTTCAGTAGCAATAGCCTCACCAATAGAGCCACCACCACAAGCAAAAGAGAAATCCTTAAAGAATGGAATCTCAACTTCGTCATCATCCAGTGGGGTCGAACCATCCCACGGCTCGACTTGTGTAAATTCAGGAGTTGAATTTCCAGTTAATAGCCAACTAGATGTGGTTTTTAACGCCTGGGCGAGTTGAACTAATCTCTTTCCAGTTGGGTTGTTTACCCCATTAATCCAGTTGGTAACAGTCCCTTTGCTCGCTCCAGTGGCAGCAACCAAATCCTTGTGTTGCAGACCTAAGTCCCTCATACGCTGGTTAATTCTATCTGATGTAGTTTGCATAATAGTAAAACCTTACATTTGTTTAAAATACTAAACAAAAAAATTGACATATTCCTAAACTTATTGTTCAATAAACTAAACTTTATAGTTTAGGTAAATAAACATGACCGTAGATGACTTACGAGCTTTCTATAAAGCTAAAAGCGACGCTGATCTCGCTCGAATCCTTGGTCGAGATCGATCTGTAATTAATTATTGGCGCAAAGGCATCCCATTAAGCACCCAGGCGGTTTTTGAAATTTCAACCAAAGGGAAGCTAAAAGCCAAAATCGGAAAGCTAAGCGCATAGGTGGATACATGTCCGAGAAATTAACCGCAAGTGTCACCTTTAAGTGCACGGATGAGGAAAAGATTCTTTTAGAAAGAATCGCTAGATCAAGAAAACAAACTGTTTCCGAATTAATGAGAGAACGTGGCATTGATGTAATCCGTGAAGTTCAGGAGTTACTTCAAAGTCTACAGGCTGAGTTCGATCTAACCACAGTTACCGTAGATACAAGAAATCCTGAGCCATTCGAACTAGAACTGGCACCAAATCCGCATAAAACACAGGCACAAAAAAAGCCCAATTGTCGCAACCAATTGAGCCTTATCTGCCATTCCACTGCAAAGCAATGAAACGAGAACTGAAATATGAATTTAGCACATAAACATGACTCACCACAAGGTGATGTTATTCCGTTTCCAAAACAAGAGCGACAAGATATGTCAAAGAAAGAAGAAGGCTACACAAGATTGCCTAACTCTTTAATTGACGAGCAAATAATGGCGCAATTAAGCGACAAGGCATTTAAATGTTTGATGCTAATAATTCGTCAGACTTCTGGTTTTAATCGCAACTCAGACAAGATTGCCACTACGCAATTTCAAGAAGCGTGCGGTATCAAAAAAACAGATAAGGTCTATGCCTCAATTAAAGAACTTGAACAGAAAAGTTTAATCAAAGTTGAGCGTAAAACTGGCGGATTAAACACCTATTATTTGTTAGAAAACCAATCCCAAAATAAGGTACTACCTGAAAATGGGACTACTCCCAAAAATGGGGATGGGACTACTCCCAAAAATGGGGATGGGACTACTCCCAAAAATGGGGATGGGACTACTCCCAAAAATGGGGACACTACAAAAGAAAATATTAAAGAAAACTTTAAAGAAAATACATGTAGCGAAAATCCAGTCGATTCAGTGCTCAAACTTTGGACACCTGAAATTCAAACTTTGAACGCTTGGTTGCAAAGATCAGGTATCGCAAAAATGACTCAATCCGAAGTCGATGGTTGGTTACTTGAGATAAACGGGTACTACTCAACAAAACTTGAAGCGGGTCTGCTTACAGATACCCAAATGTACACAAACTTCGTGAAGTGGATTAAACGCAATTTCTCAAGTCGCAAGCCTGCACCTAAAGCACAAGAGCAAATCGATTCTCGAAATGTGAATGCAGCATGGGAAAACATCAATCCTGATTACAGCAATGCAGGTGATCCTGTTGAATTGGAGGATTGGATGCTATGAACGCAATGCTTAATCCAGAAGTTTTACAAGGTTCAGGTTTCTGCACTAAACACAACGTGAAAGAAATCATCATGGGAGGCTTCCAAGGCTGTCCACAATGTGCAATCGAGTATGTGGAAAAAGCAAACCAAGAACATGCGTTCGAAGTTCAGAAGTCTGTACGTGAAAAACACTTTGCAGGTGCAATGATTCCAGAACGTCACAAAACCGCTGGGTTCAGAAATTACAACACGCCTTTACCTGGTCAGAAGAACGCTTTAACTCAAACGGCTAACTTTGCCAAAAAAATCGTGAAGGGCGAAGTAAAAAATCTGGTCATGGTCGGAAGTACTGGAACAGGTAAAACACATTTGGCATGTGCAACTGCAAGAACGCTTTTAGCCAAAGGCAACTATGCACGTTACATCACAAGCGAAGAATTGGCTCAACGCATTATGAAAGCGTGGGACAAGGACACTAAAGATCAATCAGAGCAATCAGTAATTCATGAGTTCACGACCTACGATTTGCTCATTCTTGACGAGTACGGATTGCATGACCGTGAGAAGCGCTTAGAGCTTGTGCACAAAGTTCTTTACTCACGCTATGACGCATGCAAAGCAACGATGCTCATTTCAAACATGACACTTGAACAACTCAAAAATGATTTGGGTGATCGCCTATGGTCACGTTTCCAACATGGCGGACTCACAACCATTGAGTGCAACTGGAAAGATGCGAGGGCGGTATGACACTAACAGAAATTAAATTCCGATTAATCACAATCGCGGAAAAAAGAAAGCGTCCTTACTTCGACATGATCGTGGTTAAAGAAGTGCATGAGGCATTCAAAAACAACACCTACCACGAATTAAAAAAATACGTGCTTGCTGAAATGGAAGTTTCTGTTTTGAACATGGTGGAGCTAGGCAAATGAACTACAAGGAAATGATGGCATTGCGCTGTGCTTACAACCATGGATTAAAGACTGCTGAAACAAGAGCAGCTGCATGTTTGTACGTAAAACTTAGAAGAGCTGGCCTGTTAGAGCAGTTCAAGACCCAACAAGAAGGGGCTAAATCATGAGAATAACTGAACAACAGCTAGAAGCAATTCAAAACAAGCGAAATATCGCACAAAAAGGCACATTACAGCGCGATAAAAGTAAAAGTGATGCAAGGGTAGCGGAACAACTAAATGAAGCTAATGCAAGCGAAATTAGAGCGTTTTACGAAGATGGTTTAAAAGTCATTCTTGATTGTGAAATTAAAACTGCACCACCGTCAGTAAATCACTACTGGGTAGCTTCTGGAAAAAGAAGATTTTTAAGCAATAAAGCCCGTGATTTTCATGCGTTAGTTAGCCAAGTTGTACCGGCTCATAAATCAACTGCACGACTCAAATTAGAAGTGACTTTTCATTTCCCTACACGTCAATGTCGAGACATCGATAACTACCTAAAAGCAACGATCGATAGTTTAGTGAAATGCGGTCTATGTGTGGACGATGAACAGTTCGATGAGCTTCTAGTAAAGCGTGGAAATGTCATCAAAGGCGGGCTTATTAAGCTCAAGGTTAGCGAGGTCTAGGAGATGAATATGCGTGTTGATAGTACAGCTTTTACAGACAACCCTCGCGCACGCGCGCGGTTTCTCGAAACCAAGAAAAAAGCCAAAGAATTCTTGCGCCAACGCCGAGGCTATAAACGTCCAGACTTCAACCGCATGATTCTAGATTTACGCAACCTTGGATGGTCACACGAAAAGATTGCATACGTTCTTGATGTGTCGGGTGGCAGCACTGTTTCTTCTTGGTCTACTGGATCCATTCCAGAGTACATACATGGTGAGCAATTCATCATGTTGTGGCAAGAGCAGACAGGCTTACAGCGCGTACCACGTGAAGGCGAATGGCAAACATATAAATACGATATTGGGCAGCTTGATCTACTTGAAACATTAGATGTATTCGCTGCTCAGTTAGATGAGGAATTACAACAATGAAACCAGAACAGTTTATTCGTGAGTTTGGGTTGAAGAAGGCGAGAGAGGTGGTTGCTAATCAGCCAAAAATGAATGCAACTCACTACAGGGCTAAAGACAAGAAATATTCGTCTCTATTTAAACCAAGCCCAGAGATTGTTTATGTAGCTGACCTCAAGCGTCTGGTGGAGTCGGTTGAAATCATTCAGTTTTGGCACGGCATTGAGTGGTGTAAAGGCCTTGTAGAAGATTACAAAGAAGAACCAATCCATAAAGAATCGTATGGACACAGAATAATTCAAGCAATCGCTGATTACGAATCAATATACGGAGGCGGGGATGAAGTTAATTGATCGAATTCTCATTGTGAGACGTGCACTGTTAATTGCCCTTAATCCAAATGTGGATGGGGTTTTCTTTAAGCGCCTTGGTAAGGATGGAAGAGTTTATAAAAACCTAATCTGGACAGATCGTGAAAAGGCAGTCGATTTTTATAAGCGCGACATGATTGATCTATTCACAGAGAAAGCAAAAGACGCAGATAACTTAGCTCACTTGGTGAATGTGTATATCCAATGGGTTCAAGAAGATTGGAACAAGATGCATCCAAATGACAAGGTGCAGTTCTTCGCAGAAAAAGGAGCCAGCCATGGGTGAGTTTAAAGGTATTTGCATCGATTGTGGCTCTCCAGAGCTTTATTCAAATAGCGAAATAAGGCAGCCAAGAATGTGTGTTGATTGCTATGCAGCAATGATTGGCTTTACGCGAGTTGATGATTCTTTTGTGGACTCAGACACATTAGGCGACGACTCCCCCATAGAAAACCACATCAGCCCACTGTGTAAATCAAAGGATGTTTGAGATGGATAAGTGTAGAGAAGAATTTGAGAAACATTTTTTAAGTTTGAAATTTGCCACAGAAGGAGTTGCTCAAACTGTTCTTGACGCTTGCACCTTTGATAAAGATCAAAATGTATATCTTCCTAACATGGAATGGTTTTTACATAACGATGATCAAGAAGGTGTTGTGTATTGCAGTATGTTAAACACTTGCTACATGTCGTTTCAGAGCCGCCAGACCGAGGTAGATGAGCTGCAAACCTTATACACCCAACAAGGCATAAACATGCTGAAGCTGCAAAAGCGGATGGACAAAGCAATTAGATTGCTCGTGGAAGCAGAATTATATCAATCAGAGCCAAACATTGATTTAGCGGTTAAAGCGCTCAAGGGGGAAGGACAATGACCATATTTCATGCAATAGGAATGATTGCTCTTGCAGGGCTTGTGGTGTGGTGGTTTTCAACTTTATTTGATGGCGGGAGCGGCTACTAATGACCACATTCAAAGAGTGCAGCCCAAAATATCAATATCATTGGGTGGAGCTTGGAACAACAACGCCAACTTACACAGCTATTGCCAAAAATGAAAAGCAGGCTATGAAAATTATGCGTGAATTTCTTAAGAAAATTGGCAAAGAGAACATTGAACTTGTGAGAATTTTGGAGATTTAGAATGGAAATCAAACTAATTGGTTATGGTTCTTATATGTATGAGAATTATGAAATAGGTATTAACAAAGAAGGTATTTGCTATCTTCGATATCCTCATGGTGAATGGGAGCTGGCAGGGTGGTAGGTGTAAATTAAAGTTTTTGGAGATTGAAAAAATGAATTTAAGTGAAATCGTAAAGAATAAGCCAGAAGGTGCCACACACTATTTGTCAAAAGTGTATTACCGAATCATCTGTGATTTAGAAGTATATGTACAAAATAGAAGTGGTGAGTGGGTGTTCTTATGTCATGCAGATAATGGTATGCCTGCTAATTTAATAAATATCGTGAATTAATCACCCAACAAACCCCAACTTAATAAACACAACACTAGCCCTATTCACAACGAATGGGGCTTTTTCATGGCTGCGAATAAACGAGAAATTAAAACACCGGGTGTGACTGCTGAACAGAATCAAGATCAACAACAAGCACAAACACCAGATACAAACCAAGACACTTCAACTAAAGATCAGGCTGACGCTGCTTTAGGTCATATCACAGGTGGTGATGATCAAAACACAGGTGAAACTGGTCCATCTCAAGAAGAACTATTGCGCCAAGAGTTAGAGCAGATGCGTGCTCAACTTGAAGAGCTAAAGAAGTCTACGCAACCAGAAATGAAAAACGCAAGTGGCGAAGTACAGCCTAAAAAACGCATTCCTGTTTTGACTGAAAAGGGCTGGTCAACTAAGGAGGCGGACTAATGTGCGGAGGCGGATTAGGAAAAATCCTTTCATCTGTGACTGACATGGTTGGGCTTACAGATACCAAAGGCGCTTCAAAAGGTTTTGATGCAGAAGCAGCAGATGCAGCTGCTAAAAACCAAGCTCAATTAGATGCAAATGCAGCAACGGCAGAGCGTCGTAAACGTAATGCTTCAACTGTTTTGGCGTCTGCTACAGACAACCAAAAGAAAACAACTTTAGGCGGCTGATATGAGTGAGCTAGTAGCAAGGTTATGCAAACGCTTAAGCGAGCTTAAAGCAGCGCGAAACCGCTTAGAACCGCATTGGTCTGAGTGCTATCGCTATGCAGCCCCTGAGCGTCAGCAATCGTTTATAGGTGATGATGTAACAGATACACGTAAGACACAACGAGCTGAGCTATTAGATTCAACACTATCAGAAGCAACGCAATTACTTGTATCGAGCATCATTTCAGGAACCACGCCAGCTAATGCGCTGTGGTTTAAAGCTGTGCCGAATGGCGTGGATGATCCAGCCGAACTCACAGAAGGTGAGAAGTGGCTTGATGAGGTGTGTCAATTCATTTGGCGCAACATTCACGGGGCTAACTACGATAGTGAAATCTTTGACTTAGTCCTCGACTGTGTGGTTGCTGGTTGGGGCGTAATGTATGCCGATGTAGATCGTCATGCAGGTGGCGGCTATATATTCCAAACTTGGGATATTGGGCAATGCTATCTAGCTTCAACACGACAAGACCAGAAAGTTGACACGCTCTATCGTGAATATGAAATGACGATGGCTGCGCTAGTCAATGAGTATGGCGAAAACAAGGTCAGTGAAAAAGTACGCAACACTTACAAGTCAAAACCAGACTGCAAAGTTAAGGTCTTGTGGGTAGTTGAGCCGCGTAAAACTGGCTACATCAAAGGTGACCGTCAGTTGATGCCGAAGGAAATGCCTTTTGCGTCTTATCACGTTGAAGTTGATGAAAAAATTGTCCTGCGAGAGACAGGCTACAACGAATTTCCTTTCGTAATTCCACGCTTTAGAAAGATTCCAAATTCAGTTTATGGGACTGGTCAAGTCTCTATTGCTTTGCCAGACGCTAAAACAGCTAACAAGTTAATGCGTGACACGTTGCGCAGTGCCGAAATTTCAACTCTAGGCATGTATGCAGGTGTTGATGATGGCACGTTTAACCCTCGCACAGTGCGCTTAGGTGGCGGGAAGATCATTGTCGTTAATGACGTGAACTCATTGAAGCGCATTGATGACGGGAAAGGCTATCAAGTTGGTGTTGATTTGTTGGCTCATCTTCAAGGTGCAATCCGTAAAAAGATGATGGCAGATCAGTTACAGCCTGCCGATGGTCCGGCAATGACAGCAACCGAAGTGCATGTACGTGTTGACTTAATTCGTCAGCAATTAGGGCCACTTTATGGTCGTTGGCAAGCTGAATTATTAACGCCTTTGTTAGAGCGTACTTTTGGGCTTGCTTATCGTGCTGGTGCAGTTAAAGCAGCACCAAAAGAAATGCAAGGCCGCAACCTGTCATTCAAGTTTATTTCCGCTTTAGCTCGGTCACAGCAATTGGAAGAAGTCACAGCAATTGAGCGCTTCTTACAAGGCCTTTCATCAGTAGCCGAGTTAGACCCTTCGATTCTCGACAACGTAGACATGGATGCCGTAGCGCAAGTTTCAGGAATGGGCTTAGGTGTGCCTACAGCAATTCTACGTACTCAAGATCAGATCGATGCAATCCGTAAGCAGCGTCAAGAAGCACAGCAACAAGCTGCACAACAAGAACAAGAGCAGGCTCTAGCACAACCACTCGCAAATGCAGTCGGTAAGGGCCTTGAGTCTGAATTAACTAGTGAGACACGACAATGATTAATGTCCTTTTTGTAGTTGCAGTCCTTGCCTTTATCGTGGCTGCTGCATTTGCCATAGCTTACAAAGTTCGTGGTGAGGAATGGGAAGAAAAGTATTGGGCTGAGAACCGCTTGCACTTAGATACCGCCATTCAATTGGCTAAGTCACAAGAGGAATTAGATAAAGCCAATTCACGCATTCAGCAGCTTGAAGAAAGCCTCCGTAACAAGGAACAGAAGCCCGAAGAAGTTGGAACTTTTGTTCAACACAGAGCATTACGCCCAGCAACGCCAGAGACGTACCGAGTCGTGTTTGATCTGGATCTAAACGGACAACGCATCCTTGAGCATCTGACACAAAAGTATTGCCGCAATGCCTTCTCAAATACAGACCGTGAAACCAATTACAAGCTTGGTCAACAAAGCGTTGTTGCTGGAATCATTAATGAAATCAATAAAGCAAATGACCCAAATTACAGTGAGGTAGAGAACGATGCTTAATGAACAACAAGAGACAAACACAGAAAACGTTCAAGCAACTGAACAAACTCAAACAACACCTGTGGATACAGCAACGCCACCAGTTGAGAGCCAAACTCAAGAGCAGAAACAGCCAGAAGCTGAGACAGAAACCAAGTCAGATATTCCTGAATCTGCTGACGCTTACAAAGTGGAGTTGGAAGGCTTTGATTTCGATGCATTCAAATCTAATGAAGATAACAAAGCTTTTTTAGAAAGTGCTCATCAAGCTGGCGTAACCAATGAGCAAATGGCTGTGGTGATGAAGGCTTACGAGCAGCACACAGCCGTGCAAGTAGAAGCGCTTCAACAGGATTGGGGTAACGATTACGAAGCTAACTTGCGTTTCGCAAATCAAGCAATTCAAGCGGCTGGGCTACAAGTTGCAGACGTAGACTCCCCAACATTCGGTATTCGTCTAGCTGCCTACTTTGGCAAGGCATTACAAGAAGATATGCCGCCTCAAAACACCCAACAAAGCGGTGCCGAGAACATTCAAGAATTAATCGCATCAGAGGCATACATGGATGAAAGTCATCCCGACCACAAACGTGTCACTGCCCAAGTTCAAAGTTATTACCAAAAAGCATACGGCTAGGGGGCTAACCAATGGCGAATGAAAACAAAATAACGGCAGCGTTTGTACAACAGTATCATGACACGTACGAAGTTGCCTCAATGCAAAATGAGTCACGACTCCTTAAAACAGTTGTGAATCGTGGGAAAATTACGGGTGAATCCTTCACTGTAAACGATATGGGCCAAGTTGAAATGTCAGCTTCAGGTGCACGTTTCGGTGATACTACTTGGACCATTCCAGATGCAGGCGTTCGTACAGCGCTTATGTCGGATTGGGACTTGTTTATTCCAATTGAAAACCGTGATATTCCAAAATTAAAGGCACATCCAAATGACAAGTATATGAAAAACTTAGTCAGTGCCCGTAATCGTAAAACAGACGACATTATTTACCAATCTTTAGTCGGTAACGTTACTCGTACTACAGTAGACGATGCAGGTGCCAAGACTGTTGCACAAGTAGCTTTGCCTGCTGATCAGATTATTCTTTCTGGTTTCGGCTCCCTAAAAGAGCAACTGGTAAAAGCTAAATCACTTTTCCGTAAAAACGAATGTGATGAACATAATGGCGAAGAGCTTTATGTGCTTTATACATCTGACATGTTAATCAAAATCTTAGCGGACACTGTGTTCATGAGTGCAGATTACATGGCTGTAAAAATGCTTCAAGAAGGTGCTGTAGCAAGTAAGTGGTTAGGTGTGAACTGGATCCCTTACGAAAAACTCAACAATGGTGCTGGCGGTGCTACAGAGCGTCGTACAGTGATGTATGCGGGAACTGCTGCACACTTTGGTGATGCGGACATTACAGGTTTTGATATTTCTACTCGTCCAGACAAGAAGAATATCAAACAGGTTGGTGGCGTTCACTCATTTGGCGCGGCTCGTGCCAATGAGAAGAAAGTGGTTGCTATCGACTTCTTAGTGTAAGTGCTTTCACCCCACTGTTAGGGCAGGCGGTGGGGTGCTTTTTATACTCAACAAAACACCTTTAAACCCCGAAGAAACTATCCAAAAAGCTTCGGGGTTTTCTTATGTCTGTATCTAAAGTCACCATTTGCAATAATGCATTGAGCATGATTGGGGGGCAGCAAATTGCTAGTTTTGAGGAAGACTCAAAATTAGCTCAAACGTGCCGTAATATTTATGACACTACGCGCTTATCTATACTGCGCTCTCATCCTTGGTCATGCGCCAAAAAACGGCAAATCTTATCTCCAATCTCTACATATCCAAGCTTTGGCTATGCTCATGCCTTCCCATTGCCTAGTGATTACGTCCTAATTATTTCAGCCAATACTGAACGTTATGAAGTCGAGAACCGATATATCTTGGCCGACACCGAAGTAGTCTACCTTGAATACGTCTTTGACAATGACAACGAGCAAACTTGGGATGCAATGTTAGTTGAAGCCATGACATACAAAATGGCATCTAAGCTTTGTAAGCCAATCACAGGAAGTGATGCGGCTGGTCAATCGGCAGAAGCACAATTCCAGTTTTTGATTAAGCAAGCACGTACCGTAAATGGTCAAGAGCGACCAAGCCAAGACGTTCAATACGCCGAATCAAGTTACTATTGGGAGCGCTTCTAATGAGACAGTGGATCCTAAAAAATAACCTGAGTTCTGGTGAGTTAAGCCCGTTACTTTGGACGCGCACAGACATTCAGCAATATGCAAACGGTGCAAAAAAATTGCTTAATGCATTGCCTTTGGTTGAAGGTGGGGCAAAGAAAAGACCAGGCACAAAGTTCCGTTCTATTTTTGCAGGTGCATTACGTTTAATTCCGTTTATTGCAAACTCAGAAAACACCTATTTGCTTATTCTCGGTGTGTCTTTCCTTAAGGTTTACAACCCAAGAACGTATGCAGTTGTTTACGAAACTGTGACACCTTACAACACGGCCCAAAAAGTGCGTGAAGTACAGTATGCGCACACTAAATACCGCATGTATTTCGTTCAAGGTGATACGCCTGTACAGCGAATATTGTGTTCAGCCGATTTTACTAACTGGCAATTTGCAGCCTTTACCTTTGGTGTGAATCCTAATGATGAGTTAGGCAGCACTCCAAACGTAGCATTGACACCATCCGGTACAGAAGTTGGAAAAGTTATTTCCTTAACTGCTTCATCATTCCCAAACTGGTCAAATACTGAGACTTACTTAACAGGTGATCGTGTAATTCACACTAGTAAGACTTGGCGCGCAACTATTGACAATAAGGGGGTAGAGCCTACTGCTACTGCAACACAGTGGGAGGAAGTAACAAACGAAGCGGCTAACGTTTTTACACCTGCAAGTGTTGGATCAATTGTTGAGATTAATGGTGGCCAAGTCAAAATCACAGAATATGTGGATCCATCCCGTGTGAACGGTGAAGTTCTGGTAAAACTTACATCCGATGTGCAGGCAATTGCTAAATCTTGGGTTTTAAAAAGTATCGCATTTAGTGCTGAGGCAGGCTATCCAAAGGCAGTGTGCTTCTTTAAACAGCGCTTAGTATTTGCCAATACAAAAACAAGTCCTAATCAGATGTGGTTTAGCCGAATTGGTGACGATGGCAACTTCTTAGAGACAACTCAAGATGCAGATGCGTTTAGCATTGCTTCAAGCTCAGCTCAATCTGACAATATTTTGCACCTATCACAGCGTGGTGGTGTAGTTGCATTAACTGGTGGTGCTGAGTTCTTAATTAACTCGCAGGGTCCATTGACACCAGCTTCAGCACAGATTGATGAGCACACTTCTTATGGTGTTCAGGCGAATGTTAAGCCTTGCCGCGTGGGTAATGAACTGCTTTTTGTACAACGTGGTGGTGAGCGCTTACGTGCAATGTCATACCGTTATGAAGTTGACGGTCTTGTCTCGCCTGAATTATCACAAATTGCCCCACATATACCTGAAAACCATGCTGGGATTAAAGAATTAACCTTCCAGCAAACACCAAACTCTATTGTATGGATTGTTATGGGTGATGGTGCAGTCTCAAGTATCACACTAAACCGTGATCAGGAAATGAATGCTTGGTCTCAGCACGATTTTGGTGGTCAGGTATTGTCTATCTGCGCCTTGCCAACGGGCTTAGGTGAGGACCAGTGTTTCATGCTTACTAATCGCAATGGTTCTACAGTTTTGGAAGAGTTTAGCGAGTCCGCACAAAGTGATTGTGAATTTGATATCAACGTAACTAATGGCGCTGGGTCTATTTTAAATCTAGATATTCAGGTTTTAGATAATCCACTGGTTAATTTTAATAATGCGGATGGATATTTCTATTCAACCTATACGATTAATGGCACCAACATCAAGCTATCTAACACTGATCTAACCCAAACAGTTCATCTTGGCCAACCGTTTAAAACTGAAATCGACCTATTGCCACCAGACTTTAGCCAAGTACCAACAACCGCAATGTTTCATAAGATTCAGGTGCACGAAATGGCTATCTTTTTGAATGCGTCAGTTGGTGGATATATCAATGGTCAAGAGCTGTCGACCAAGTATTACAACCAATCAGCATTCGTAAACTTGCCTTACACTGGCTATGTAGTCGATTCATTTGTTGGATGGCAATCATTGCATGAACTTGAGGTCAAGATAACACACGACAAACCTATGCCTTTACACATGCAAAGTATCTCTATGTTGGTATCAATTAATGAGAAATGAGATGCAAGTACGGGCAGCAAACCTAAATGATTTAGATACGCTTGTTGATTTCGGCAAGCGTCTCACTAAAGAATCGCCAATCTTTTCAAAACAAGGATTTGATGAGCAAAGCGCATCTGATCTATTCGAATATTTAATCAAAAAACATAACTCAATTTTTCTAGCCCTAGATGAATATCAAAATCCAGTTGGCACAGTCATTGGTGTTATTGAAACGGACTGGCGAACAGGGCACAAACTAGCTTTTGAACAAGGCGTTTATGTTCTTCCTGAGTACCGTAAATCTAACATTGCCAAGCTTTTAGTGAACACTTTCATTGGGTGGGCACAGCTTAAGAATGCTGATCGTATCCAGATTGGAACCATGACGGGCATCCATGCAGATAAAACAGTAAAACTCTATGAAGGCTTGGGTTTCAACTTGATTGGCTATGTTCTTGAGATGGAGGTTTAAGCATGTGCAAAGGTGGTGCTATTTCTTCGGGCCTTGAAGCTGTTGGCAATATCTCAAATGCGCTTATGGCAGACGCTACAGCTAAGGGTAATGCAAAAACAATTCAATCCGTTTCCAAAGTTCAAAGCAAAAAGATTAAAGAACAAGGGCAGCGAGACGCATCAAGTGCCATGGCTGCGGCTGCTGAAAATGGTTTGGATGTAAATGTAGGTGCGCCAGTTGTAATCAGTGATGAGATTATTTCGGATGCTTCTTACAACGCCTTATTAAACCAAATGCAGGCAGGTTATGCGGCTGCGGATGTACGTCGTCAAGGTAAGGCACAACGTAACAATTATGGCATGAAGGCGGCAAGTAACATTATTGATACTGCTGCTCAAGCATATGGTGGGTGGAAATAATGCGTATTCCTATTTCTCGTGGTCGTGAAGCACCACAAGCTCAAATGCAATCGTTTACGCCTAACACTGGCTTGGCTGAAATTGGCCGTTCTATTGGTGGGGCAATACAGGCACGTGATGACCAGCAGCGTCAGCAAGAAGTTACAGCTAAAAACCTTGAGCTCTTCAACAACCAACTTGCAGAAAAAGAAGGCAAGTTAAAGCTTGATGAGTCATTATCTACTGACTTTAACGACAAGGTGGTTGATATTAAAAACCGTCTTGGTAATGGCGTAATCACTACACAGCAGGCCGATGAGGAGCTTAACACTTGGTCGAATGCCAAGTTTTCGGAACTACAAAACAGTTTGCCGGGGCACGCTCAAGAAGATTTAAAAAAATACTGGGATAGCAACGTAACGCGCCAACGTACTTCGTTCTTGCCTTTGCAATTGCGTGCAGATGAGCAAAAGGGTGGTGTTCTAGCTGATCGGTTCTTCGATGTGGCTACACGTATGGATCGTGAAGCAGGCAAAGAATATCTTTTAAAAAACATTGTTGGCCTGCCATTGTCGGAAGCTCAGAAAAGTGAGCTCACAAATAAATATGAAACAACACGTGACATCACAGATATTAACTCGCGTATCACAACGGCAATTGCTCAAAACAGTATTGATGATCTCCAAGAGGTTGCTACAGGTCTAAAAGACTATAAGTTTATTGATGGGCAAACTGTTCAAAAGTATCAAACCGAAATCCAAAGCAAGATCACTACGCTGCAACAACGTCAGCAGGTGCAAGAGAACAAGCGTATTAACGAAGCTGAAAAGGTCGTTAATGAGTTTATTCAAAGTACTTTGACAGGTCGTCCATTAGACTTGAAATATCAAAATGATGTCGAACAGGCAGTTAAAGGTACGCCTTCTGAAGCTGAATACCAGTTTTATAAAAAACAATCTGCTGATTTCATGCGCTTTCAGGGTCTAACCACTGATCAACAACTTGCTGAAATCAATAGTCGTAAGGCAAAGATGAAGAATAGCTCATCTGCTGATCCAGTCGCAGAAAATAAAATCTTGGCGACCTATCAAAGCATTTATGATAACAAGCTTAAAACCGCTAAGGAAAACCCAACTCAGGCATTGCGTGAAAAAGGTATTGAGTTACCAGAAGTAAACCCATTAACCCTAAAAGTTAATCCAAGTGACTTCGCTAAAAACATTGTGACCATTGGTTCTTATCAAGTAGCACAGCGTGATAAGGACCCAAATGCAACAATTAAACCTATTCCTAATGAAGTTCTACCAGCCGCTAAGCAAGCATGGGAAGAAGCAACCGTAGATCAAAAGTTAAATTTGATTAGTTCCATGATTGCCCAAACCAAAGGCGTGAAGAATGGTGCAAAGATTTGGGGCGAAGCGTTAGGGCAGTTAGGCAATGGTGATCAGGCTTACCAAATGGCAGGCTATGCGCGTGCCAATAATTTCCGTTCTGACGCTGGGTTAGATGTAGCAACAGCAATCGTTGCAGGTAAGCAGGCGCTTAAGAATAAGCAAATGATTCAGCCAAAAGATGCTTTGTTAAAAGAAAAATTTAACAAGTACGTTGGTCAGTCTGTATCTGGTGAAACAGCCAATCTCAACTATGCTGCTTTCCAAGCTATCTACGCATACTTAACTGAGGCACGTGGTCAAACCCATAAAGATGCGGATGAATACAAAGAAGATATCGGACGTACTGCATTAGGGCTTGCAACAGGTGGTGTTTATACGCAAAGCGGGCGATTCAAGGACTATACAGATCGTGGCATTTCAGACTGGAAAGTATCTAAGCCTTATGGAATGACTGACGCAACTTTTGAAGCAAAAATTCAAAAAGGTTATGCCGATATTTCTAAAGCTACAGGTATGTCAGTAAACGACTTAGACAACTTTCGTTTAGCTCGTTCACCTACCAAAGCAGCCAATGGTGATTTGATGTATGACTTAATCAATGAACGTGGCCGTCCTCTTGTTGTTAAAGGGAATGTTTGGCGCATCCGCATGAATGGGGTAGATAAATAATGAGTAACTGGTTATCAGATTTATCTAGTGAGAACCAACAGGACTTTGAAAAGCTCAATAGTCAGGGGTTACAGCATCCAGATACTCGTCCAAATGAACCGGGTGTCTTCGATGGCGCTATCTCTTCACCTTTTCGGGGTATGGCAATTGGTCTTAACAAAGTTGGTGATGCAATTTCGGCACCAATCGATGCCGTTGTAGACCGTGTTAGCTATAGCTTGAAAGATGTCTCTACAAACGAATTTATTGAACCGTATGAAGAATTCAAGGCTAAGCGTGAAAAGGCGCGTGACAATCTGGTTTATGGAACTATTACTGACCTAGAAGACAAAGACAATACAGGCATTGTCGGGAATATCGGTGTCGGTATTGGTGATTATCTCTGGCGTGGTGCATTAGGCGTTACAACAGGTGGCACATTAGGTGCAGCCACTTTAACTGGTGGCTCTACTTGTAATTACGTTTATACCGATTTAACCCGTAAAGGCGTAGATGAAAACACAGCTTTGAAAGTAGCTGGTGTAAATGCTGTAGGCGATGCGATTGGTACTGCTTTACCTATTGGTTATGGCTTTAAGGGTTCAGGTGGTTTAGTTGCCGATGCTACATTGTCGGTTGGTGGTGCCACTGGCTTGAACACTGGTATGCAATATGCAAGTGAGCAAATTCTAAAATCTAAAGGCTATGATAAGCAGGCGAAGCAATATGAAGTCACAGGTGAATCTGTGGCGACTGACTTGCTTATTAACTCATTAATGTTTGGTGGTGCACGTTACTTAGGTTCAAGACAAAATCAACTAGACCAAGACGTTGACGCTGAAATTAACCAGCTTAATTCAGATGATTTTGAAACTCGCAATGATGCGCTAAATGATGCTCTGGTTAAAAATAGCTTTGAGTTTGAAGACACAACTTTGCCTGTTCAAACTACAGATCCAGTTCAGCAAAACAAGCACTATCAAAACCTAGATGCTGCTACGGAACAAATCTTAAAAGGCCAGCCAGTTAGTGTGCCTAACACGGTGCAAGGAGAGCCGCGTAGAAACACGATCGATTATGCAACTAGCTCACTACCTACCAATGCGAAACAGATCGCACTACGCGCAAAACAAGACGGTATAGACCCTAGTGTTGCTCTGACAATTAGTCATATTGAAACAGGCGGCAAATTTAATCATACAGCGCAAAACCCAACATCAAGCGCTTACGGCCTTTTCCAAGTCTTAGATGACTCTTGGAAAAACTTAGGCGGTAAAGACCGCAACAATGTTGATGAGCAAATTCGCATCGGCTTAAAGCACATTAAGCAGGCCAATAATTACATACGTAAAAACTTAGGTCGTGATCCGGTTGCACATGAGCAATATCTAGGTCACTTACTTGGACCAGGGGGAGCTGTCAAAGTTCTGAAAGCTGATCCGACACGACCATTAATTGAGGTGGTACGTTCATACGATGCTAAAAATGCCGATGCAATCGTTAAAAATAACGGTATGTCGGGCATGACAGTCGGAGAAGCTATTAACAAATGGCGCAACAAATGGAACCAGTTAAGCTCACGATATGGCGGTGAAACAAGCACAGCTTATGGGATGGATGGTTCAAGCTATGATTTCGCTTATGAAGTAAAAGATTGGACTGATTTAGTGGCGTCTAACGACCAGTTATACGGTGTAAATCCGCTTTACCCAAGTGAACTACAGCCACGTGACCGAACCCGTGAAGCATCACGCCAGCAAATTGAACGTATGGCTGATGACTTAAAGCCTGAGTTACTTGGTGAATCTCCAATGTTGTCAAACGGTGCACCAATCATTGGTCCCGATAATGTTGTCGAATCAGGTAATGGGCGTACATTGGCTATTGGCCGCGCTTATGATAATGGCCGAGCAGATGCATACCGTGAATTTGTTCAGAATTGGGCGAATAGTAGAGGCATGGATATATCAGGCTTAAATCAGCCTGTTTTAGTTCGGACACGCCTTAGTGATGTAGACCGTGTAGCTTTCGCCCGTTTAGCCAACGAAAGCGATGTGGCGCAATTCAGCGCAACTGAGCGTGCTATGAGTGACGTTGATCGTCTACCAGACTCAACACTACTAAAAATAAATAATGACGGTTCAATCAATATTGATGGCTCTATGGATTATGTCCGTAGTTTTGTAGACCAGTTGCCACAGTCAGAGCGCGGTTCAGTTATCACAAGTGATGGTCGCTTATCTCAAGAAGGTAAACGCCGAATTGAATCGGCAATCGTACAGCGTGCTTATGGTGATTCAAATCTTGTAACTCGGCTATCTGAAAACCTAGATGATGATAGTAAAAACGTTCTAAACGCCTTACTCCGTGCGGCACCGCAACTTTCTCAGCTTAATGATTTAGTGAAACAAGGTGGACGCTTTGAAAATTCAATTTCTAAAGATTTGGCGCAGGCAGCACAAAAGCTTACAGACTTAAAAGCAAATGGCTTACAGGTTCGCGACTATTTAAGTCAAGGTCAACTTATTGATGATGGATTAAGTGATGGAGCAAGAAGATTTCTTGAGGTGTTTGATAATAACCGCAAGAGCGCAAAGGCGATTAGTGAATCCATTAACTCTGAGATTCAGGCCATTGAAAACATGGGCGACCCGCGACAAGGCTCATTGTTTGGCGAAACACCAGAAGAACAAGCCGCGCTTGATGTGATTTTCTCAAATCCTGATCAACCGATTGCAGTGAGTCGTATTAACTCAATGGGTGAACCAGAAGAATTCACCATGACATTACGGGACTATCACGCTGAGCTTGAAGCAGAAATTAAGCAATCTGAGCTTGATATTTTAGCAGCACAAACCGCATTAAACTGTGCTTTGCAATTTGGCTAATGTATAATCAATTTGTGGCTAGGCTGATCACCGAAAAGCTGTTTAACCTGAACAGTTGCCACACCCCCCAAACAGGTATTGCAGAGGTGCATATGTCTAAAGATTCAAAAATAATAGAACAAATAAAGAGTGAAAAGCGTGATTTTATTCTGAGAACTAACAAAGAGCCAGATTTAGTCTTTGTTCATCCATCTTTATTATCTGGTCAATATGATTCAATTGATGGTATGGAAGTGGTATTAACTAATCTTATTAAAGAAAACAATGTCATTATTTCTGTAAGGTCAGATTTAGTTAGCAATCCTTTTGAAAAAAAGGATAGAGAGGTGTTACCAATCTGGCACCGTAACTTCCCTGATCACGCATTAATATGGAATTCTATGCCATGAACATTGAAGAAATTAAGAACACTGCACCTTCTGGGACAAAGTACTATAGAGAGAAAAACGGTCAAATCCTTTACTACACTACCGATATGATTGGCTCAAGACATATTCTATATAGATATGAAAATGAAAAATGGGAAGAAACAACTCTAAATGATTGGAGTGTGTTATCTAGATTAGAAGAGTTTCAAACACTCTAATTTCATTACCCAACAAAACCCCACAAATTAAATGCTCAGATAGCTAAAACTATTTGGGCATTTTTTATGAAAGAACAATGCAAACAAGCGGTAGCTAAAGCACTAGGCAAGCAATCCCTTACAGCACAAGAAGCAACAGACATTGAAGCACGTATTAATGAAACGATGCGTAATCTTGCACGCAAAGATATTAATAACTGGCGCAACCTTTCCGATGCTGAAAAATTAACTGAGGCAGCAAAACAAGTTGCTATCGATATTCAAGAACAATTAAAGCGCAAACATAAAATTGCTGCTCAAGACATCCTTAAACAATCCCAAAACCTTGCAGCTTTAGACCATGGCAAATTGTCATCAATGGAAGTCATAGACCGTATGGTTGCAGCTCACGGTGATATGTCTGGCATTCAGTCAATCGACTCTAAAGCACGTGGTATTGCCTCAATCTATCGTGGGGAGTTAGTTGACTTCTACACCAATATTAAAGGCGGCTTGGGTATCTTCACAGACCAAGAGTTAGTGCAAAAAATTGTACGTGAGCGCTTTGGTGAAAACACTGGTGATGCATTAGCTAAAAAGATCAGTGACAAGATGGGCGATGTTTTCGAAACCATGCGTGACCGATTTAACCGGAACGGTGGCGACATTGGAAAGTTAGACAATTGGGGATTGCCACAAACGCATAACCTAGAAAAGATTGCTAAGGCAGGAAAAGAAGCGTGGGTAAACAAAGCTGAATCACTAATCGACACGCGCCAATATGTACACGAGAACGGTGATTACTACTCACAGCAAGAAATACGCTCATTGCTTGAATATACCTATGACACGCTATCAAGTGACGGTGCAAATAAAATAGAAGTTGGCCGACAAGCTACAGGTGGCGGTACATCAAAAGTAACGAACCGTCACAGTGAAAGTCGTGTTTTACATTTCAAAGATGCTGAATCATGGCTTGAATATCAATCTGAGTTCGGCGGCATGCAGTTTGTAGACTTGGTCGAAGCTCATATTAATGGCTTATCGAAAGATATTGCCATGGTTGAGAACTTAGGTAGCAATCCAAAAACGGCTTTAAAAATTTTGATGGATGCCGCAGCCAAAAAGGACTGGGAAAAAGGGATTGAGGAAAACCAGACCAAGAGCAGCCGCAAGCGTGCGCAGGTAATGTTTGACGAGTTTAGTGGTGGTAACTCTCCACAGTCACAAGTTCTTGCAAACCTAGGTCTTGCATATCGTTCTATGAATGTAGCTTCAATGTTAGGCGGCACCACAATTGCATCACTGGCAGATCAAGCAACCATTGCTAAAAATGCTAGTGTGCATAACTTGTCTTACCGTAAAGCTTTTGGTGGACTAATCGAACAGCTTAACCCAGCCAATAAAGCAGATCGGGAGCTAGCACATAGTTTAGGATTGGCTACTGAAGAAATGTTAGGCTCGATTGCGCGCTGGTCAGATGATGGGCTTACATCAACATATGGAAAATCTGAAAAATTAGCTCGTATATCAAGCGGGGTTGCTACTCAAGTTATGCGTGTTTCATTTCTCAATGCACTTACATCGGCTTCCAAAGTTGGGTTCACTAAGTTGCTAATGGAGAAATACGGCCGTTTAAGCCGTTCTAAGGCTTGGAATGACCTAGATGTGCAAGACCGTGAATTACTTTCAAATACGGGATTAGACGAACGAGCTTGGCAGGTTTTCCAATTGGCTGAACCAGTCGTGGACCGCAAAGGTAATCAACTCATGTCAGCGCGTTCTATCTATGAAATTCCTGATGAGAAACTTACAGCCTTTGGTGATCCGAAACAGGTGAAAGATCAAGTCGCCTCACAACTTCAAGCGCATTTACTTGATGAGCAGGGCATGGCCGTGATTGAGGCAGGGCTTCGTGAGCGTACATGGATGACTGTAGGCGCGAAAGGAACTATCACAGGTGAGGTATTTAAAGGCTTAATGCAATTTAAATCATTCTCGGCTTCATTCTTGATGCGACAAGGCAGTCGCACAATGGCGCAAGAAGGCTTAAAAGGCAAGGCAGCATATGCAATACCTCTTGTTGTCAGTATGACTTTGCTAGGCGGCTTGGTCGTACAGCTACGTGAAATCCTAAACGGTAATGATCCACAAACAATTTATGATAGTAATGACCCTAAAAAGGCAACCAGTTTCTTTATGCGTTCTGTTGTAGCTGGTGGCGGGGTGCCAGTTCTAGGAGATATTTTAGTTGCTGGTACAGATACTTCTGGTCGCGATGCGAACTCGTTTGTTTCTGGTCCACTTGGTAGTGATTTCACTGCGCTTTTAGGTTTAACAGTTGGTAACTTAACTCAGTACAATGAAGGTAAGGACACCAATTTCGGCAATGAGGCTTTCAAATTTGTGAAAGGTAAAATACCAGCACAAAATTTGTGGTATACAAAAGCAGCCATTAACCGAATGTTCTTTGATGAAGTCCAAGACACTATTGCCCCCGGCTATCGTGAGAAGGCTTTGCGTAAAGCAGAACGACAACAAGACCGCGAGCGTTTCTGGGGTGATGATGTTACCGATATTCGTGCACCTGACTTTGAACGGGTAGTCCAGTAAACCGCCCAACATACCACTACATAAGCCCTTGTATATATGAACTATATGCGAGGGCTTTTTTATGCGTGATGATCAAACAAAAGAGTTAGAAGAACTCACTGAGAAAATGACTGATGACCTTATTCAAATTGCATATGCAGCAAGTGAATGTGGTTTTGAAACACCTGAGGATCGTGGCAATAAAGTATGGCTCTACAAGGGGCTGAACCAATGCGCCTCTGCTATCACAAAAGTCGAGCAAGTATTGGCATATCGTAGAGGGGCATTGCCGCCAGCTAGTACAGATGAGGATACGCAAAAAAAACATGAACAAAATCTAATTAAAAAAGCAGAAGCAGAAGCGGATAAGCTTAGACAACGGATGAGCTGATGACTAAACCAAAAATCAGCTTTCTAGCCTTCTTTTTAATCTGGGCAGATATACAGGGTTGGAAGGTTCCAGACTTCCATGCCCTTGTTTGTATTTTCCTAGAAAACTTCTATATCAAGGGCCGTACTGCACTGCTCATGATGCCGCGCGGGCATTCAAAATCTACAATTCTTGATGTTTTCAATGCATGGGTTATTTACTGCTGGCCCGAAACGCAAATACTCCACCAAGGCACTACAGATGATGATGCTTATAAGTGTAGTAATGGGACTAAGTTAGTCTTAGAAAAGCATCCTCTTTGTGTTGACAATCCAGAAGTCAAAAGAAAAAAAGGTGAAACTGAACGCTGGTGGGTAGCTGGCACAGATGATGTCCGTTATGGAACTATGCTGGCTAAAGGCATTCTTTCGGGGGTAACAGGTCACCGCGCTCACTTCATCCAAAACGATGACGTTGAAACACCAAAAACAACGGGTTCACCAGAAGCCCGAGAAAAACTCACCTACAGATTATCTGAACAAACTCACATTGCCTTTCCTGGTGCAAAGAAGCTTTGGATTGGTACGCCACACTCACATGACTCTCTTTACGACAAGATTAAAAAGCTACGTAAAGTAGATATATTGGTGCTCAAAATGTTTGAAAATGAAAAGCGCATTGAGAATGCATTAGCGGGTGGTAAATACCTTTTAGACTTTGAGCCAATACATGCTTTTGCAGGGATTGGGCAAGGGGCGAAATACCTTAGTAAAGGCCAAGACTACACACTAAAAAAAGTAAATGATCTATATGAAGTGACCTTGGCTAATGACCATTATGTAGCAGATTTTTATTCAGAAGGAATTTGGGCAGAACGTTTTGATGCGGAAGAAATGGCATCACGCCGAGAGGAATGTAAAACCCTTAACGAGTGGGACTCTCAATATCAAATGCACGCTAAGCCTATTGGTGATGTGCGTTTAGACCCAGATAAGATCATAGCTTATAACTGTGAACCAGTTCTTAAACGAGCCAATAGAACCACCATGTTTATGATTGGTGAGCGTCAAATTGTTGGTGCAACTTTCCGTTGGGATCCATCTTCAGGAAAACTTAAGTCAGATATTTCATCTACTGCATTAGTCTTCCATGATGATATAGGTAATAAATATTGGCATAGATCGATTGCGCTTAAGGGCGAAGTAATTGAAACCGATGCAGATGGGCGCGTGATAGGCGGACAAGTTTGGCAGCTATGCAACATCATCAAGGAATTCCATTTATCTAAAATCACTATTGAGACAAATGGTATTGGTAACTTCGCACCAGCAGCGTTAAAAGCTGCTCTAAAGACTCGTGGAATACGTTGTGGTGTAACAGAACAGCATTCAACTAAATCTAAAAATAAGCGCATTTTAGATGGTATTGAAGGGCCTTTAATTTCTGGCCTGCTATGGGCACATGTATCTGTGCTTGAAGATGAGAACGGAGAAGATTCAGCACAAGTAAAACAGATGCGAGAATTTAACCCAGCTATTACTGATCAACCGGATGACTATTTAGACTCATTAGCAGGTGCAATCGTAGAAGCTCCAGAAAGGGTTGGGAAATCACTCAACCAAACTGACTATGAAGAAACGCCTAATTGGAGAACAAACGGTGGCGTACATGAAGCCGCCTTAGATTTCGAAAATTAGGGGTAGGCTATGGCAGTACCAGAACAGACGCCATTTATAGAATATACAGCGAATGGAACTACTACAGTTTATCCGCTTACGTTTGACTGTGATAAATCTGAATTTTTGATTGTATCTTTAGATGGGAATGAAGCGCCAGTAGGGTCTTGGGCTTTAACGAATGGTTCAGTAGTTTTCAATGCAGCACCTGTAAATGGTGTGCTTATTACAATTGAAAGAAACACTCCTTTTCGAAGAACAACAGATTATCAGTCTTATAACAACTCTTTCCGCCCATCACCTGTAAACAAAGACTTTGATTTAATCTGGTGGAAGCTTCAAGAACTTGGTTATCGTGATCAGGTTATTTGGCTCGCTTTAGTTAAAGAGATTTCTGACCGTATTGCAGGTGATGACAATCTACAAAATCAAATAAATACGATTGATGAATGGCTTGGCAATTTACAAGAAAATGTAGATCAAAATACAAATGACATTGAGCAGCTTGTTAATGATCTTTCAAAAGAAATTGCTGATCGCATTAAGGGCGACCAAATTCTAAAAGATATGTTCCTCTCTATGATTGATGAAGCAATCAATGAAGGGACAATTAATGCATTAGCAGTTACGCATGTTGATAGTTTGGAAGGGCTGAATGCTATTTCAAATGTATGGGATGGGCGCACAATCTATGTAAAAGATCTGGGTAACTATCGTTACGATGCATTAACTACATCTTGGGTGAAGGCATATCAAGATGCTGATAATGTAAAAGATGGGTCTGAATCACAGAAATTAATCAATAATAAAACAATTCAAAAGGTTGAATCTATTTCTGACCTAATCAACTTAAATCCAAGAGGTAATGGTCAGGTCGTACAGGTATTATCCTTTCATGCAGGAAAAGATAGGGGGGGTGATTATTTTAAATGGGCAGCCACTTTGAGCAAATCTTTGCATGATGGCGGTTATTTCATAGACCCTCTTATTGCAATACCTCCATTAGCAACTTTCAACACCTATTATTCACCAAGAAATAGTGGTAATGGTATTTGGGTGCGTTTAAATAATAAGCAAGATATTTATGCGGAGGCATACGGTCTTGTAAAGATGTCAGATGATCCTACAGCTGTATGGTCATGTGCTGCGATTCAGCAAGCAATTTATAAAGCTTCTGTAAAATCAAATACTGATTATTCTCCTAAAACTGCAAGGGTTATGCCGGGTCGCTACTACACAACAAACCCTATTGTATTGACACAAATAGATGGATTTTCTGCTCGTTTACCAGCTTTAATTGGTGGTAATGGTAATAGTATTTATGAAGTTGAACTTATAAAGACTACACAAAATACAGTCGGTCCTGGTTACTATGGTGGTGATGTTGATGCAGTTATATTTACATCTGCAAAGACATCTGGATCACAGTACGTTTACGGGGAGAAAACTTCAGGGTTCACATTAAGTCGAACTGATTTAGATGTTGGTTATGGATATTTCGCACAAAATTCTGTCCAAGGTTATCGAGGAAATATTCAAGCTGTTGGACATGCACAAAACATTTATACAAATGATTGCTGGATGACGCGTTTGGGGTTTATACGTTCATATCAGGGTAAGAAAGGGATCGCAATCCGTGGTGGAACATCAAACTTTGGTGGGCCACTATATGTCGACATGGCAAAAGAACATGGCTATGATTTTTATGGGCTAAGTTATTCTGATCTTAACTGTGCTTGTGATGGGGTTGGTGCAGGCTTGGCAAATGGCGGTATTGCTTACGATTTATCATTCTGTAAGTCTGTTAGTGGTACATTTGCCGTAGAGAGGCACAAAGGTATTGAGTTCTATCTTAATAATACCGATGGCGGCTCGGCGAAAGGGCGTAGTTATCACTCAACTGCTGTTCCAGCACCAACTTACAAAGTATGGGTTCAAGCTGGCAGCACATTTAGCTTTACAGGATACAACTGGAAAGAATCATTAGTAAATCTATCTACTGCTGATAAGGCAAACTATAGACTTACAAATAAAGTAAAGTATCAAGGGACCTCATCAGTTGAATATTCTGGATGTGAATTCTCACCTGAGTTTGCTCGAGATGGCTTCGCGGGACAACTTGATAGTAAGTTTGCAGCAAAGGTAGTGGACGCTGCTTATAGTGATAATGCTGGAATCATTGCTCATACAATTGCAATTAGTAATACAGTATTCAAACGGCTTTGCTGGCTCGGCCAGTCTTCTGCGGTTGAATTGCTATCTGCAAATGCAGTGAATCCAACATATTCAGATCGTTATTACAGCAATGCTTTTGTGCTTACTGAGGGAACTCCTAATACTATTGCTAATCCAAAACCCAACCGGATAGCAAAAACAGCAATTTCAACTGATTCAGCGAATCCCACCATTTTGTGGTATTTATATCAAAGTGGAGCAATTACAAATTCTCACTTACGTGGATATATAGATGCAGATGGTTGGCTCTGTGTGCAGCATAGTGTGGCTGGGAATGGTTTGGAATATCGGTTTTTAGTGGTAGTTTGATATAAAAAAGCAGAGAAAGATAGCTTACTCTGCTTTTTCTATCCTATCTATTATATTTTTTGTATTGATATACTAAAAATAATAGGAAATACAGTGCTATATCAAAACCTGTAAAAAGTCCGAGCTGATCTGTAAAAAACCTGCTCAAAATAATTAGTCCAAAAAATATAAGAGTCAGATTCTTGGATGAAATTATGTAAATAAGAATGGCTAAAGTAAATAAGGTGTGTAATAACCCATATCTAATATGACCCATAATAAATGAATTGTGTGGATTCCCATTAAACATGGTGATCCATGTACAACAGTGGTTAATGCTTCTTCCGAAGAAAAGATCGTAAGTTGAATAAGTAATATGATTTAAATATTCATTTAAGAAAATAGAACGTTCACTTTCAAGTCCTGTTGAGAAGTTCGTCTTTTCAAAAACAAAGTTTTCTATAAGGGAGAGATTTGCTAAAAGTACTATTGCTAATACGGCTGTAGATATGCCAATTAGGTAGTAATTTTTTTGTCGTATTAGTACAAATAGAGTGATTAAAAAAGATAAAGCGATTCCACTTCGTCCGAACAAAAAAACACATGCGATGGTAGTAAGCAAAGCATATATTAAGGGAACTGTCTCTTTTTTCTTCTCATAACATAGAGCTAATAGACACAAAATAATTACATAAGATGCACTAACATAGTTCCTACTAGATTTTGCAAATACCTCGTTATACAAGTCGGGGTTAGATAAGCCGAACTTAAAAATATGATAATAGATGATTGCAGTTAAGAACCAGAAAACAATTTTAATGTACTTTTCTGGTTCATTGTTTTTATACAGTAAGAATGCCGCTATAAGTGAATTAATGCCATAAATTATATTATATAGGTTGATTACAAGCGGATATGTCTGCGACATGTAGCTTGCTGCCATAAAAAACAGTAATAAAATGGATATAATAGCAATGAATGATTTGCTTAATTTATATCTAAACAACAATATAAGGTTTGGGATTATGGCTAAGAAATACATGCCTAAAAATATATAACTATCAGTTACATAGTAAAGTATGTATGCCAACAATTGTAGGGTAATTGAAGCGCCAACTATTAATGAATACTTTATATTAAAAAAATTATGGGATTTAAGCATCTTAATAGCCATTGATGTTTGACACCTGATAATATGATTTGTAATCAGACTTCTTATTTAACTCTATAGTGAATTTTTTTGACCTTATTAAATTGGATTTAATTTCATCAAATGAATCTAAAGTGTAAATATCATTATCTTTTTTTATTATATTTGGTGTGAGATGAATTTTTTCATCGAAAATAATATCTATATTTTTTACATCTAGTTTTGTTTTCACTATAACCTGTTTGCTTGTGCGGCTAATTCCTAGGATAGGGCTGCGCGTATAATCTTCGCCGATATTAATTACAGCTTTATATGGGTGTAGCAGAAGAAAGGTTTGTGAATCAATCTGTGATGTACTGGAATAGTATTTAGGATCAACAAGATCTTTATTTTCTTCATCTAGGCTTAGCTTACAACCTGTTAAAAATGTTATAAAAACAATGCTTAATATGATTTTAGAGCTCATAAAAAAGTTGACTGACAAGATACACCAGCAGAATCTTACTACAGTACAGATATCCAGTACACTAACATTCTGTTAGCAATACACAACAAACCACCACAAGCCCTAGCTTTTAATAAGTTAGGGCTTTTTTATTGCCGAAATTAGGGGGAAGGCATGTCAGATACAGAAAGTTATGGTATCCGCTTAGAAAAGAAGGTGGATGATATTCGGCAAGAGGTTAAGTCGCTATCTGAAAGCTTAATTCAGATAAAAACCATTAATGAACACCAGAAAGCTCAAAGTGAAGAGAACGCAAGAAAGATTGAGAAGCTAGAGTCAGGTGCTCAAAAAACAGAAGGTGCTATTACTTTCCTTAAATTCTTTGGTGGTTTTGCACTTACTGGAATGATCACCTTTTGCACTTGGATTGTTTCAAATAACCAAGCCTTACATCAACGCATCTCAGATACCAATCAAAAGGTTGCAGTCATTGAATCAAAAATTGCATTTAGGGGCACTCCATGAATGGTGAGAACACACGTACATATTTAGCATTTGCAGCTATAGCAATCTCCTTTTTCTGTGTGATTGGTCTTTTCTTTATTGAAATGCCAGAGAAGAACAGAGATTTAATTAATGTCGCTTTAGGTGCGATTCTTGGCTGGTCTGGAACTGTAGTGGCTTTCTATTTTGGTTCTAGTGACAAGCAGCGCAAAGAGGGAATAGGCAATGATGACATTCGATAAGGCTTTTGATCGCCTAATAGGTCATGAGGCTGGTTTTTCTAATGATCGTCGTGATCCGGGTAACTGGACTGGCGGCATAGTTGGTAAGGGAACTTTAAAAGGCACAAAGTTTGGAATTGCTGCAAATACTTATCCAAATTTAGATATTAAAAACCTGACGATTGAACAGGCTAAACAGATCTATAAAAAAGATTGGTGGGATAAGTTAGGAGCAGATTCACTACATCCAGCTATTGTATTTCAGCTTTGGGACTTTGCTGTCAATGCTGGCAAAAGTAGAGCAGTGAAAGAGCTTCAGCAAGTTGCTGGTGTTCCCGATGATGGAATTATAGGGCCTAAAACTATTGCGGCTGTAAAAGCAATGGATGTGAACGATGTATTGTTAAAGCTTACTGCAGAACGGTTGAAATTTTACACGTCACTAAGCACATGGCCTACGCATGGCAAAGGATGGACTAACCGTGTTGCTGAGAATCTCATCTATGCTGCTCAAGACAATTAGTTTAATGCTGTGCCTCCTTTTCTCAGGTTGCACAGCTCACACAATTAATAGTAACGTTAATGTCTCGATTTGTGTAAGGGCTTTGTGATGTCGCAAGTCATGATCATGGTTTCGGAAGCGGGCAGGATGGAGAATACTTGCAATCTACCCGCTGATTTAGATAAGAACGGGAATGTTCTTAAAATCTATGACTACTCATTAAAAGAGTTGCCGATTAATTTGGATGAAACTGTTACCTACAACGGCAAAAGATGGACCTTTGATAAGAAGCAAAACTTTTAGTCTTTCCAGCTATCTACAATATCTGCCCAGTCTTGCATCATTTTTCGTCTAGCATCTAAGTGCTGTGAATGGTCGTACGATGCTTTTGTTCTATTTTGTTCTGCATGAGCAAGTTGTTTTTCAATCCATGCCTCTTCATAACCTTTCTCATATAAAAGGGTAGATGCAGTTGCACGAAAGTCGTGGGCAGTCACATCATTTAACCCAATGTAAGTAAGCATTTTATTTAACGTTGTCCTAGAAATCATACAGTCACGTTTCTGAGGAGATGCAAATACATACTTCTGACCTTTAGTGATTGCATACTGGTCTTTCAATATTTCATACAATTGATCAGACATAGGTACGATATGAACTCTATCCATCTTCATTGACCTTTCTTGCCTTCTCCGACGAGATGATCTAGGGAATTTAATTATCCGGTCATCAAAATGAACAAATGGCCACTCCATTTTCCTAACTTCAATTGTTCTCAACATTGAGTAGAGCAAGGTTAGTGTGGCATTTCTAACAGTAGAAGAGCCTTTATAAGTATCAATGTTAGTCCGAAGGATAGTCCGTTCGTGCGGCTCAAGTGGTCTTGCATGTTCTACTTGTGGGCTTTCAATAGCCTCTTTAACTGCGTAGGTCGGGTCGGTATCAGTGCGTAGAGTTACAATCGCATAGCGCATGACTAGCCCAATAAAGCGCCTATTTAGATTGGCAGCGGCTTCACCTGTAGCAAAGTTATCTTGTTTTTTTATTCGTTCCATTGTGTTCTTCATAATTTGAAGAACATCTGCTGAATTAACTTCTTTGATTGGCTTATTACCGATTATCTTATAAATATCCCGTTCCATTGCCCCCTTAAAACGATCCACATATCCTTCGGATTTGTATTTCATCTTTTCTTTAATGAACTCTTCTGTAATTGCCTTAAAGCTATTATTAGTTGCGGCACGTTTTTCTTCTTCTTTCTGGTTTCTGTCTTCAACCGGATTAATGCCTTTCGCAAGTAAGACCTTTGCGTCTTCTTTTCGCTTCCTGGCATCAGCTAATGATACAGACGGGTACTCACCAAAACTAATAGTTCCTTCCTTGCCATTTAAAGTATATTTAAAGCGCCATATTTTTTTACCTGACGGTCGCACTTCTATATACAGACGTTCAGCGTCAAGAATGCGATACATTTTCTCAGTTGGCTTTAAGGTCTTGATTTTAGAGTCAGAAAGCATACGGGTAACGGGTAATGAAAAGAGGTTCCCCGCCACGATACCCGTTTTTTGCGGAGATTAAAATAGATTATAAAAGATTAAAACAGACAAATAATTATGGCTATCTTTTGAATTGTATGGTTTTGGCAGATTGATACAGATTACAACAGATTATTATCTTTAGAATTGTTGAGAATGACGATTTTCATAAAAAATGACTTCTTCTTTCAAATAAGCGGTAAAAACATTGAGCTATATTTAAGTGCGAAATTTGCTTATTTCCCACATAAATCTCAAAAAGGGTTAAATTCGATTAAGCTATTATGCGTTAATAAAAGTTGAAAGTATTGTTTATCGATAATTATTTTTGTTTGGTTAGTTAAATATTATAAAAGGGAGAATCTACATAATGGGTTATCAGAAGATCGTGGTTCCTGCCGACGGTGATAAAATTACAGTAAAAGCAGACCTGTCACTGAATGTACCAAATCATCCAATTATTCCTTTCATTGAGGGTGACGGTATTGGTGTAGATATTACACCGGCAATGAAAAAAGTTGTTGATGCGGCAATTTTAAAAGCCTATGGCGGCAAACGCTCTATTGAATGGATGGAAGTGTATTGCGGTGAAAAGGCCAATAAAATTTACGGTACTTATATGCCGGAAGAAACCTTTGAAGCGCTGCGTGAATTTGTATTTTCAATTAAAGGCCCTTTAACTACACCAGTCGGTGGTGGTATTCGTTCACTCAACGTTGCACTACGCCAAGAACTGGATTTGTATGTATGTGTACGTCCTGTGCGTTGGTTCCAAGGCGTCCCTTCACCCGTTCAACATCCTGAGTTAACTGACATGGTGATTTTCCGTGAAAACTCGGAAGATATTTATGCAGGTATTGAATGGAAAGCAGATTCTGAAGAAGCTAAAAAAGTTATTAAATTCCTTCAAGAAGAAATGGGGGTCACAAAAATTCGTTTCCCTGAAGGATGTGGTATTGGTATTAAACCTGTTTCCAAAGAAGGAACACAGCGTTTAGTTCGTAAGGCTATTCAGTTTGCAATAGATAATGACAAACCTTCGGTGACTCTTGTTCATAAAGGCAACATTATGAAATATACCGAAGGTGCCTTTAAAGAATGGGGGTATGAGTTAGCGTTAGATCGTTTCGGTGGTGAATTAATCGATGGTGGCCCATGGGTTAAAATTAAGAACCCTAAAAATGGTAAAGACATCATTATTAAAGACGTGATTGCAGATGCTTTCTTGCAACAAATCTTGATGCGTCCTGCTGACTACTCTGTAATTGCAACCCTTAATTTAAATGGTGACTATATTTCCGACGCATTAGCAGCAGAAGTAGGGGGAATCGGGATTGCGCCAGGTGCGAATATTGGTGGAGCTATTGCAGTGTATGAAGCAACGCATGGCACTGCACCTAAATATGCTGGGCAAGATAAAGTCAACCCGGGTTCAATTATTCTCTCTGCTGAAATGATGCTCCGTGATATGGGGTGGACAGAAGCAGCGGACCTGATTATTAAAGGTATTTCAGGAGCGATTGCAGCTAAAACCGTAACTTACGATTTTGAGCGTTTAATGCCGGGAGCGACCTTGTTACGTTGCTCAGAATTTGGCGATGCCATAATTCAACATATGGAAGATTAA